TTCCTTAGAGCTCTAAAATCTTATGTAGATAAATTTCAAGCTAAAAATGTTTATTGTACATGGGATAAAAAACTGGATTGGCCAAGTACGAACTTTCGGAAAGAAGCTGCGGGAGTGGAATATAAAGCAGGGAGAGACGATGATAAGTTTAAAGATGTATTTGAATTTTTAGAGAATATTATCGAAATAATCGCATTGCTTGGAGTTAAAAACATCTACCCTAAACGTATGGAAGCAGACGACGTAATGGCATGGCTTGCTAGAAACCTACCAGGTCAAAACGTTGTTGTTACAACCGATAAAGATTTACTACAATTAGTAAATAACAAGATTACTGTCTTTAACCCTATAAAAAAGAAAGAAGTAACTCTTTCAAACTTCGAAGAATATACAGGGGTGAGAAAAGAATATTATATGTCTTATAGAGTTGTAACAGGAGATAAGTCTGACAATATACAAGGTTTTCCTAGATTCGGTTTAAAACGATTTCTCAAATTAGAACATAAAATTGTAACTATGAATGGGGAAGAAAATGTTGCTCTTATAGAAGGGGATTCAATCACAGAAGAACAATTTGAGATATATAAGCGCAATTGGGGACTAATGAATTTAGAAGTAGGATATAATTACTATGAGGATGAAGTGCCTGCTTATAAACAGCAACTAGAAGACTTAACGTTACATACAAGCAACTTCACAAAATTTATTGAAAAGGCAAAAGAATACGATTTGTGGTCAGTTATACGGAACAGTACATCATGGAGAGAGTCCTTTAATACTAATGAAAATGTATTAAATACTATAAACAAAGCTATACAACATGCACACACCTAATCAACCTAGAAATATCGTCAGCCCTTCTGGAGACACAGTGAGACCTGTAATTAGAGAAATACGTGTCGGAAATGAAATACGTACCGAAGCTCATTACGTAGATCCTAAAACTGGTCATTTTATAACTAAAATACCAGTATCGGTTCGCAAAGTAGATGATAAATGAAATAATTCCTGAAGGATACGTAGCGGAAAAATTTTACCAATACGCAGGGTATCCTAAATACAAAAAACTCACTAATGTATACGAAGCAGGGTGCCCTATTTGTAGGGAAGGTAAATCGTGGGGCAAAAAACGACGTTTATATTATGTGGTAAAAGATAATTATATTTTTTGTCATAACTGCGGTTGGGCTGGTTCACCAGTAAAGTGGATTCAAGAAGTTACTGGTAAAAATTATTTAGAAATTGTTGACGAGTGTAAATCTTTTAGTACATTTATAGTACCTACTGAACCAAAGCTTAAAGAAACAGAAGAAAAGGTTCCGCCGTCGCTACCTGGAGACTGTATTAATTTATATGATAAATCTCAATACAGTTTTTATATTAACGAACCGATGGTTAAACGTGCCGTTGAAATATGTAAAAAGAGAAAATTATTTACTGCTGTTAATAGACCGAAATCTTTGTGGTTTTGTCGTAATGATTTTGTACACAAAAATCGAATTATAATTCCGTTTTACGAAAATAATAATATTGTTTTTTATCAATCTCGTAAATTAGAAGGTAATAAAAAAGACACCAAACCAAAATACTTGTCTAAAGTTGGGTCTGATAAAACTATCTTTAATGTTAATAACATTAATAATGACTTAGGTTTCATGTTTATTTTCGAGGGACCTATCGATAGTTTCTTTGTGAAAAACGGTGTTGCTGTAGGAGGTATAAGCAAAGGTCGCTCATGCTTTACGAAAAGACAAGAACAACAAGTACAACAGAAACCATTTCATAAACGGATATGGGTCTTAGATAATCAACATCATGATCAAACCGCGAAAGAAAAAACTCAGTCGTTACTAAGTATGGGGGAAAGTTGTTTTATTTGGCCTGAAGAATTAAAACAATTTAAAGATTTTAATGATATATGTCAAAAAATAAACCGCGATAAAATTTCATCGCGGTTTATAATTAATAATAGTTATAACGAACTTAAGGGAAAGTTATTATTATCTAGATTATAATTATTCTCCCCAGCCTGCAGGGCGTCTACTATTACTAAGACCTTTTTGCCTTGTATAAGCACGCCACTTTGCGTCTAGAGCCTCACTCGCAGGTGTTACTTTAGCTGGTGCGGGAGCAGGTGCAGGTGTTTCTTTTTTTGCTGCTTTAGTTGTTGCAGTCTTTTCTTCTTTTGGTTCTTCGTCAAATAGTCCCATGATATAATTATTTATGTTTTTCTAGGTAAAGGTTTTTAAAGATTTGATTTAGACTAGCTAAACGCTCACATACATCCAAAATTTCTGATTTAGTTGCATCTGAAATTCCGTCAAAAATTGTACCTATTTTATTATCTGTTCGCAGTACACCTAAAACACTATCAGTACCACCATTCATATATTGAAGGATTTCGTCAATGTTTGAGGTCCAATCTCGCAATAATTCTAATTCTCTTGCAGTATTCGGTTGATTATCTTGTACATCTTCTAAGTCGCCTGCAGTGCTAGGGTCGTCTAAAGTATTCGCGAGAGCCTCTTGATCATCACCAGGATTCGCGTCAATCGCTGGTACTTCATCTTCTTTAAGTAAAGATAAAAATTTATTTTCAAACTTTCCCATGTAAGTATTTATTAAATACTTATGATGAAAGGCATACTTTTTGAAGATTTATATATGTATACGAACAAGTATTGGAAAGACGTAAAGTCTCGACATGTTCGACCTACTACAAAAACCCTTGCAGATATTGCAAAAGCTAGCCCAGAAACTTACAATAAAGTAAAAGCCGACCTCGTTCCGTTTCCTGGAGATCACGCTGTTGAGCAACTAGGCAGTGCGTTTAAAAGTATTTCAGATGCGCAATATCTATTAAATCAGTTATTCGAAAACCCTACCGTGAAAAGCCAAGACAAGACTAAAAAATCCGTAAATTTAAAGTTGCAAAAAATTCAGGATCTTATAAAATCGGTAACGGACGATTTAGATCATGATAGCTCAGATAATTCGTAGTTTAATACTTTTAATAATAATTTCTTGTAGCGTTGGTGGTATTGGTTATTTTTTTGACCCAACTTTTCTTACGTTTATAAAATACTTTGTTTTTGCAGCGTGCGCTCAAATAATATTCTTTTTCATATATAACAATATACTGCGGTATATCGCTCGATTAAATTTAGAAAAAGAAAGCTTACAACTAGCTCAATTAGCAGAAAAAAATAAATTATTCGTTGAATGCCAAGGTTGTAAAACAACAAATAATGTTGATATAGATCTCACCAAAGAAAATAATTTTAAGTGTAATAATTGTGGAGCTGAAAATAAGATTAATATAGAATTTACCACTGTATTACCAACTACACCTATTTATGATAAATAAAGAAACCGATTATTCGAAACTCGCGCGCTGGTTGTGCTTGTATGAAGCTGTAAATATTATTTCTGACAAAGCAGAGCAGGTTGGCGCAGATAAGGATTGCCTAAAACCAATCCCTATTAGCAAGTATATTACAGAACGATTCCCCTCTCTATTAAAAGACTTAGAACATGAAATAGAGGCTAGTAATAATCCCCGTACACGTCATCATTAGTACCATAATCAAAGTAACTCGATTGATCAGTGTCAAGATCATTGATATAATCAATCTCAGTAGCTGTTAATGGTCCTACCCCCGATGTATCGGAAACTTGTGTAGAGCCAGCTTCAGGTGTCAGATTTGGTAAGAATGCATGATCGTTTCTTCGTGCTTTAAGCCTAAAAACATAATGACCTTGAAGCTGGTTTATTTCCATAACTGATTGATCTAGTCGTTCAGTTATTTCGAAGATTTTACCATCACGGCCGTTAGGTCTATCATCTCCGTATTCTGTTAACTGAAATACATCTCCTGCTTTTGGTTCTGTAGAATCTGCATCATCATAATAAGAAGATAAACTTTTTTGATATGTTTCTATATCAATAATTGCAGTTAACTCATCATCAGATACTAGACCGTATTGAGAGTATGTTAAGGAACCGTCAGTTAGATCTATTAACATAACAAATGTAGCTTTAGGGTGAAAACCACCATCGGTGTTTTCTCCGTATACTTTATCAGAAGCGCTTAAAGTAAAATTACGCACATAATAATCAATTTTCGTCCCATATAATCTAACTTGCTCTTTCCACCAGCGTTTATAAGTTTGCGCTCTTTCATTTGTGTTATTCTTTTTAAGATTAAAACGAATAGTTTCTTCAGCATCATTTAAATACTTTATCGCTGAAATTGACTCTGTTAAAAAGGCACCCATTACTTTTTAATGTAATATTTACTGTCGTTAATAAAAAATGTAATACCAGTATTACCTAAATTACGTGAAACCTTTTGTTCGAGATCAGTAATTTTATACAAGGATTTAATTTGTTGTACTTCTTGATCGTTTAATAAAAATGCTCCTGAATCCATATCTTTTAAACGTTTTAGTTTTTCAGGGTAGTTAGGATCTGTCTTATACATTTGAGGTAGTAGGTTTTGTCTTTTTCTACCCATACCTGTACTGCCTTTAAACTTTCTACTAGCTAGTAAGTTCTCTGGCTTTTTAAGTAACTCTAGAAAGATCTTTTTAAACATTTTAATTATTTAATAAAAAAAGCCCCCTACATACGTAGGAGGCTTCTTTAAAGGTATTTAATTATTGTCTTATACGGCTTGAGATCCAGGCTTACCAGACCCTTTTGCTTTTGTGTGACCTGGTTTCTTACCCTCACCAGTATCTTTTCCTCCGTCGATTTCATCAGTAACACTACCGTCACCAGTACCAGATGATTTACCACCTAAGCTATCAGCAGCTGGCTCAGTGGTTTTACCACCTCCGTCAGAAGGATCAACACCTGGCTTAGAACCATCTTTGGTGTGGGTGGTGTCTTCTTCAGTTACTTCAGCGCTTTCGTGAGCTCCAGCTTCAAGAGGATCTGGCTCGTCACCAAATTCTTCTTCACCTTCGTCTTCACCTCCACCGACTTGATCAAGAATCGATTTCAGACAATCAACGTCGGCTTGGGACAATGTTACTGTTACATCGCCTCCTTCATCACCTTCGTCATCTCCGAGCTCGAGCTCATCAATACCATCAGTTTCGTCTTCGGTAGGAAGACCAAGTTCAAAATCTTCGTCTTCACTCATTACGCTCTCGTAGAGCTCGTCAAATGTTGATTTATTTTCGGACATAATATTACCTTTGTTAGAATTATTTATGCTCTCTTTCGCAGTTTTTTTGGACTTTTTATCTTCTTTTTCGGATCCGTCGATTGGCTCCTGTAATTCATCATGAACCTGTTCGCATCCACCTTCTTCAATATCATCAGCTTTTACTTCATCTTTAGGTCGCTGATCAGTAGCTTTCTCATTACAATGAGCAGCGTTAATAGTCTTACCTTTCTTTTTCTTATCTTTAAAAGCTTTCTTCATTGGCTCTTTTTTATCA